CGTTCTGGATTTCTGACAGATAATTCACGCCAACCAGCACATTCTGATATGGATTCTTCAAGTCATACGCTCCCAGTTCTTCCATCCTTTGCATATGCCATTTTTCCGACACCTGCATCAAACCGATTGACGTTCCATTGTCGCCTTCAGCGTCCCATCTGCATCGGGATTCCTGTTCGATCAATGCAAAAACCATTTCATAATCGACGCCATTCTGTTCGCATACAATGTATGTATATACCTGAATGATCGTCGGCAACTCTCCGCCTGCTGCCTTGCATTCTTCAGATATTTCATGATAATAAAATCCTGTCACTTGATCGCTCCCCCAGTCCTGCGACATTGTATTCCACGGAAAATCATATGTACCGTACAGACTTTTGCATCCATATACATCCGTCATGTCTGTCTGCTCCACTGGATCCTGCCGATCATACAATTCTTCGATCTGCTCCTGCTGCTGCCGGATCTCCTGATCCCACGCCTGCACCTGCTTTTCAAATTCGTGCATTTGTATTGTCAGCACCAGCAGAAAAATGATCAGCGGCATCGCAAGCATTGCCGGATGCCTTGCAATGAAATCCCATACAGCACATACGATCTTCAAAGTCTTCCTGATCAGTCTTTTGATCTTTCTTCGTGCTGTTCTCCTACTTCTTGCCCTTGTCATGTGCCGTTCCTTTCCTCAACCGCATCCGCCCGTATATGTAGAACCTGCCGTTGAACGTGTTATATTTCACTTCTGCTTCAGCAAAATCATATTTATCGCCATACCATTTCATCAAATGATCGCAGACATTCAGATCTCCTTTTACGATCCTGTCCACATCCTTCTGTTTCGTTTTGTAATGATTGACTTTTTCTTTCGGTTTCCGCAGTCCCTTTGATGCACACCATGTCTTTTGATACTTTCCTTTTTTGCTTTTCTCTTTCGTGATGTACCTTGCCATTCCGACCAGACCGTTTTCATCCCTCTGAAGCCTTCTGATCTCATTTCTTTTTCCAAGATTCCAGACTGCTTCAACCGTGTCCATATCCACATCGCCATCCATAACGATGTGATGATGCCAGCGTCCTTTTTCACTGCATTCTGTGACATACACATATCTTGCATTACTCAATCCCTGCTTCTTCCGCTGGTAATTCAGTCGCCTGATATAGTTCCGCATGTTCTTCGTTGCCACTTCCATCGAAGCAGGCATATTGTCATCCGTGTATGTGAATGTCGCCCATATATCTCTATCCGTGAAGTTCTCACTGATCACCCTTTCGCACATCTTTTTACTGTTTTTATCATTCAGATTCTTCTGTGCCTGTCTTTGCCTTTTTCTTTTCCCTTCATCCGGGATCTGATCTTTCTGTCCCTTTGTAAACTCTGGATAGATTTCCACTTCCAGCTGATCACCTGATCGAATCTCCTTCGTTGCATAGATGCTTTTCACCTTGCCTTCCTTCAGGATCCTTTCTTCGTTTGCTTCCTCCATCTTATCCAAACTATTCTTATACGCTGCTTCATAGTCATAAGGGACATATACAGCCTTCCTTCTTTTCTTTCTCATTCCCTTTACTTCCTTTAGTTGAATTGTTAGTATCCATTACAAGGTCGTTTTAGGAAGTTCAGAAAAGCGCGGATTCATTGACTTTTCAGGCTGTCCGGTGTACAATATCTTTGATGTGTACTATGGTTTTCGGGCATCGTCCTGAAGCCACTGTGAAGCCTTCTGGTGCCGCTAAGCATACCAGAGGGCTTTTATATTACCCTGCTTTTCTAACGTCCTGCATCGCCTTCCTGACGTTCACTGTCATCCTTCTTTCTCTTCTCCTCTCCCAGAATTATCTTTCGGAAGATGCTTTCAAATATCGGAACCGCTATGCTATTCCCCGCCTGTTTATACAGTGTCATGTAATATCTTCCTTTTCTCTCATGTACAGCTTTTGCTGCTTCAAATTCTTCGTCTGTATATCCCATCAGCCGCCAGCATTCCCGTTCTGTCAAATATCTGTATCGTCCTGATCCACAATCAATCACCTGTGCTGGTGTTCTATCCTGCCGTGTTGTAATCGTGTAGGCAAAATCTTTGATCACCGTCGCCCTTTTTATCCCTGACGCGCCGATCACGTTATATACAGATGGCTGTGTGACGTTATATACTTCTGGAACATTTTCGTTATCTTCCAAAAAATCGCTGATCTTACGCATAGGCGTCCTGATCAGACTTGTGAAATCAAATTTTTCACCATTCAGGCAGCTGATTGTAAACACTCTTTCGCGTGCTTGCGGCAGCCCGAATTCTCTTGCATCTAAAACATCGTAATTATTTGTATAGCCCATTCGTTCCATCTCTTTTTGATAACGCACAAAATTCGCAATCATATGTTTCGATGTCACATTTTTCACATTTTCCCAGATCACATATTTCGGTTTCCATTCCCCCATCTGGTCAATAATGTGAATCGTTTCCCACATTAAACTTGATCTTGTTTCGCTTCCTTCGTCCGCCCCTCTTTGATGTCCGGCTATACTGAAATCTTGACACGGACTTCCATGTATCAAAATATCCGGCTTCAGGTTCCACCCCACAACAGACTGTGTTTTATATGGCAGTTCTTCACTAAACATATTGTTATAAGATCGGACTGCTTTTTCATCAATTTCAACGTAGTCGATCGCTTTTGTTGGTATCTTTAGATTTCGCAATGCACATCGCGGGCTTCCTATTCCTCCGAATAGTTCCAAAATCTGCACTGGTCTTTCTTCTGTTGCTGTCATCTGTTCATTTTCCTTTCTATGTACCGCCTTCCGGCATAATCAATCTGCGCTGATCAGCGCAGTCATATATATCACCACATCCCTTCCGGCAACATCTGACGCTGCGTTGTTGCTTTTCGCATTAAAAAGCATCTGAAAACCTGTTGGACATCCGCATAGAATTCTGGCAGTCTATGCCCGCCGCTATTTTTCCACAGTGTTCATCGGACGGCTATCAGCTTGCCATCGTCAGCGATCACGTTGCCATCGTGACCGGACGGGGCTTGCGCCCCGTTTCGGCTTCACTCTCCGTTGAACATTTCTTTCAGAAGATCTTCGATGCCTGCTGCCACTTCCTGCCCTGCTTCCGCAAGCTGTTTGATCAGATCTTTCTGTTTTTCCATTTCTTCCTGTGTCGGAATCTCTACTGCTTTGCTATCCTGTTCCATCCCTTTAAAGATCGCATATATCACCAACATACAATCTTCTTTCGTTTTGAACTCCGCGATCTCCTCTGCGCATCCATCAAATACCTGAATCGTATGCCTGATGTTTTCACTCTTTCTTTGTTTGTAGTCTTTTGATTCTTCATATCCGATCCCTTCTATGTGACCAGACATGTTATAAATCCGCGTTTTGTCCTGCGATAAAATGTACATTTCTTCACCTTCTTAATAGTCATAATCAATATTTTCATCTGCTTCTGTGTAATATTCCCCGTCATAGCCTTTCGCCATTAGTTGATCGTAGCAGTCCCAGCAAACCAGTCTGAACGGGATCCCATTGCAATCCCGTGTGAACTGCATGTCACTTCGTTGCACCGGATGCCCGCACACGGGACATGTCCGGATGTCAGTCGATCTTTTCTTTGTCACTGTCGTTCCTCCTTTCTGTTCTCTTTCATCAGCCAGATAGTTTCATCATCGTTACAAATTCCGAAGTATTCATCTGTCCGTGTAAAGTTGAATTCAATTCCATAAAACTGTCTGATTGCTAACTTGAAAACTTCCCATCTATCCTGGCAGCTTTTGCATGTACGATCCCAATATCCGAAGCCTATTCCCTGATCTGGATCACCAATTCCCGGCGTCGCTTTTCTTCGTTCTTCCAGTGCCTGATCCCATGCCTTGATCGTTTCTTCCAGTTCTCCGCCCATTTCTGTCATCATAAATTTTTTAATATTCAGCTTCATATTCTTCCGCCTTTCATATGTACTTCCCCGATCCTTTTCGGGGAACAAATTATATTGCCTTCTGTGCCATGTCTGCGCTGTACTGCTTCCGGTTTCCGTTTTCTGCGCCACCTCTTTTCAGTTCGTGGTAGATGGTGGCTCTGTGAACGTCCATTGCTTCCGCGATCTCTTCTGCACGCTTTCCCTGCTTGCACATCGCTTCAATGGCTTTCCGGTCTTCATAATTCAATCTTTTATATTTCCTTGCCACGTTCTCATTCTCCTTTCCTTTGTAAATAAAAAATGCGGTAAGAGTTTTTACGCTCTACCGCATTCTGCTTTTTGAGTAAAAAAAATAAATGCGGCAGAGGTTTAATGCCTCTTGTCGCATTTAATTTTAAAACTTATAAACTTGTTTTATCTTATAGAAAATTAAGCTCATCCACTCTATTGAAGGGGAATCCAGGA